GATCAGGCGGCGGCGATGGCGGTGGATGTGCACAACAGCGCCTCGCGCTGGTCGAAATCGCTGCTGGACAATGCCGCGCGGCCCTCCGGCGCGCTGGTCTGGCGCGGCGGCGACGGGCAGGCGGCCCTGGGCGAGGATCAGTTCCGGCGGCTGTCCGAGGAGATCGAGGAGAATTATCGCGGCGCCCGCAATGCGGGGCGGCCGATGGTGCTGGAAGGCGGGCTGGACTGGAAACCGATGGGGTTTTCGCCCAGCGACATGGAGTTTCAGAAGACCAAGGAGGCGGCGGCGCGGGAGATTGCGCTGGCCTTCGGGGTGCCGCCGATGCTGCTGGGGATCCCGGGCGATGCGACCTATGCCAATTATCAGGAGGCGAACCGGGCGTTTTACCGGCTGACGGTGCTGCCGCTGGCGGGGCGCGTCGTGGCGGCGCTGTCGGACTGGCTGGCGCGGCATATGGGGGCTGCGGTGGAGCTGCGGCCGGATCTGGATCAGATCCCGGCGCTGGCGGCCGAGCGGGAAGCACAGTGGAGCCGGATCGCGGGCGCCGATTTCCTGAGTGAGGCGGAGAAGCGAGCGCTGCTGGGGCTGCCGGCGCAGGTGGGCGCGGATGACTGAGCGGTTGCCGGGAGAGGCGCCTTTCGAATGCGTTCCGGGGCTGCGGCTGGCGGCGCATGAGCGGGTGAGCGCGATCCATCACGAGAATATCTGCCGCCGGCTTGAGCGGCTGGATCAGGCGATGGAACGGCTGGAGCGGCGGCTGTGGCTGACCGTCTACGGTGTGGTGGCGATGATCCTGGCGCAGGCGCTGCAATCGGTGCTGACGGCGGCGGGCGGTTGAGGCCCCGGGCAATCTGAGGAGAGGACGAATGGAGCAGGGCATGGGCCTCGAAACCGGTCTGGAGACCAAATTCGCGCGGTTCGGCGAGGGGCTGAGCATGAGCGGGGAGGCGGAGATCGCGGGCTATGCCAGCCTGTTCGGCCGCCCGGACCAGAGCGGCGATGTGGTGCAGAAGGGCGCCTATACCGCGGCGTTGAAGGCGCTGGCGGCGCGCGGGCAGACGGTGAAGCTGTTGTGGCAGCACGATCCGGCGCAGCCCATCGGCGTCTGGGAGGAGTTGCGCGAGGACAACCGCGGGCTCTGGGTCCGAGGGCGGCTGTTGCAGAGCACGCAGCGCGGCCGCGAGGCGGCGGCGCTGGTGGCTGCCGGGGCGCTCGACGGGCTGTCGATCGGTTATCGCACAAGGCGGGCCGAGCGGCGGGCCGAGGGCGGGCGGCTGCTGACCGAGCTGGAGCTCTGGGAGGTGTCGCTGGTGACCTTTCCGATGCTGAGCGGCGCGCGGGTGGCGGCCAAGGCGGCGGCCGAGGACACCGTCCTGCGCGACCTGGCTGCGGTCCTGCGGGATGCGCGGCACGAGCTGGCGCAGCGAGAGCGCGCCGAACCCAAACCGGAGAACAGGACAGGCGAATGAGCGAAAGCAAGGCGCCGGCGCAGGCCGGACAGGAGGCGCCCCTGATGCGCGAGGTAAAGCAGGCGATGGCAGGCTTTGTCCGCGAAGTCAGTGGGTTTCGGGATGAAATTCAAGCGAAACTTCAACAAACGGAAGAGCGACTGACCATGCTGGATCGGAAATCTCACCCGGCGGGGCGCCCGCCGCTGGCGGCTGCGGTCGAACCCGCCGCCCCCCATCGCAAGGCATTCAACGCCTATCTGCGCCACGGTGACGACGACGCGCTGCGCGGGCTGGAACTGGAGGGTAAGGCGATGTCGACGGCCGTCAACAGCGACGGCGGGTATCTGGTCGACCCGCAGACCTCGGAGGCGGTGCAATCGGTGCTGCAGTCGACCGCCTCGATCCGGGCGGTGGCCGCCGTGGTGCATGTGGAGGCGACCTCTTACGACGTGCTGGTGGACCATGCCGAGCTGGGCGCCGGCTGGGCGAGTGAGACCGGCGCGGTGACCGAGACCGATACGCCGCAGATCGACCGGATCAGCATCCCGCTGCATGAGCTGAGCGCGCTGCCGAAGGCGAGCCAGCGGCTGCTGGACGACAGCGCCTTTGACATCGAGGGCTGGCTGGCGGGACGCATCGCCGAGAAGTTCGCCCGCGCCGAGGCGGATGCCTTCGTCAATGGCGACGGCATCGACAAGCCGACCGGGTTCCTGACCCATACCAAGGTCGACACTGCCGCCTGGTCCTGGGGCAATCTGGGCTATGTGGCGACCGGCGCAGACGGCAGCCTGCCCGATGCCGATCCGATCGTCGATCTGGTCTATGCGCTGGGGGCGCAGTACCGGGCCAATGCGAGCTTTGTGATGAATTCGAAGACCGCCGGGATCCTGCGCAAGATGAAGGATGCCGATGGCCGCTTCCTGTGGTCGGACGGGCTGGCGGCGGGGGAGCCGGCGCGGCTGATGGGGTACCCGGTGCTGGTGGCCGAGGATATGCCGGATGTGGCCAGCGACGCCTATGCGGTGGCGTTCGGCGATTTCCGCGCCGGCTATACCGTGGCGGAGCGGCCGGACCTGCGGGTGCTGCGCGACCCGTTCAGCGCCAAGCCGCATGTGCTGTTCTACGCCACCAAGCGGGTGGGCGGCGACGTGAGCGATTTCGCCGCGATCAAGCTGCTGAAATTCGGCATCGCGTAACGCGGGCCGGATCGCGGGGCCGGATCGCCGGTGCCGTGGCGGGCGCGTGCCGGGATAACCCCTCGTGTTGTCTAGCTGCTCCCCTCCGTCCGAGCGACACGGGGGCACGGTGCGCGTCCGCGCCAAGGCGCAGGCCGCGAACTTCGGAGAGAGTGAATGATTTTGAGCGAAGAGAGCGCGATTGCCGATGCCGCGCTGCCGGTGGCGCGGTTCCGGTCGCATTTGCGGCTGGGCAGCGGCTTTGGCGAGGACGGGCTGCAGGACGATCTGCTTAAGGGCTTTCTGCGGGCCGCCATCGCCGCGATCGAGGTGCGCACCGGCAAGGTGCTGATGTCGCGGGAATTCGCCTGGGTGGTCTATGCTTGGTCCGATCCGCAGGGCGCGCGGCTGCCGGTGGCGCCGGTAACGGCGGTGGCCGGGTTCGTGCTGGTGGACGCTCAGTCGGTGGAGACTGCGGTGACGGCGGACCGCTACTGGCTGGAGCGGGACGCGCAGCGGCCGGTGTTGCGGCCGTCGGGCGTGCTGTTGCCGACCATCGCCACCGGCGGGCATGCGCGGATTGCGCTGACCGCCGGGATGGCGGCGGATTGGGACGGGCTGCCCGCCGATCTGGGACAGGCGGTGCTGCTGCTGGCGGCGCATTATTACGAATACCGCGACGAGACGGCGCTGGCGGCGGGCTGCATGCCCTTCGGGGTCAGCAGCCTGATCGAACGGTATCGCGCGCTGCGGCTGACGCCGGGGGCGGGTTCGGGAGCGGGGCAATGAGCCTGCCGGTGCTGAGCCGCCGGCTGGTGCTGGAGGCGCCGGTGCGGCTGCCCGACGGCGCCGGCGGTGCGATCGAGAGCTGGAGCACGCTGGGCGCGCTCTGGGCCGATCTGCGGCCGCGCACGGGGCGGGAGCGGGCGGAGGCGGGCGAGCCGGTCTCGACCATGTCCTATCGCATCGTGGTGCGCGGCGCGCCGGTGGGATCGGTGCAGCGGCCGAAGCCGGAGCAGCGGTTTCGCGACGGCGCGCGGCTTTATCTGATCCGGGCGGTGGCGGAGCACGATCCGGCGGGGCGCTATCTGGTCTGTTTCGCCGACGAGGAGGTGGCGGCATGAGCTATGCGATGGCCGGTGCCCTGCAGGCGGCGATCTATCAGTTGCTGGCGGCCGACACGGCGCTGGCGGCGCTGGTGGGCGGTGCGATCTATGACGGGCTGCCCGCCGGGGCCTTGCCGGAGACTTACGTGAGCCTGGGCCCCGAGGCGGCGCGGGATCGTTCCGACCGGGAGGGCGCGGGGGCGCTGCATCGGGTCACAATCTCGGTGGTGAGCGAGGCGCAGGGCTTTGCCACCGCCAAGGCGGTGGCGGCGGCGATCTGCGACGCGCTGGAGGATGCCGCTCCGGCGCTGAGCCGGGGCCGGGTGGTGGGGATTTGGTTCGAGCGCGCCCGCGCGCTGCGGACCGGCAGCGCCGGGCAGGCCCGGCGCATCGACCTGAATTTTCGTGCCCGCGTCGAGGACGACTAAGCGGGCCAGAGCAGGAGGCGGCAAATGGGTGCCCAGAACGGCAAGGATCTGTTGATCAAGGTGGACATGACCGGCGACGGGCTGTTCGAGACCATTGCGGGGCTGCGCGCCACGCGGGTGAGCTTCAACGCCGAGAGCGTCGATGTGACCAGTCTCGAGAGCCAGGGCGGCTGGCGCGAGCTGTTGTCCGGCGCCGGGGTGAAATCGGCGGCGATTTCCGGCTCGGGCGTGTTCAAGGATGCGGGCACCGACGAGCGGGCGCGGCAGCTGTTCTTCGACGGCGAGGTGCCGGATTTCCAGGTGATCATCCCGGATTTCGGCATCGTCGAGGGGCCGTTCCAGGTGACCGCGCTGGAATATGCCGGCAGCCATGACGGCGAGGCCACCTATGAGATGTCGATGGAGAGCGCCGGGGTGCTGGTGTTCACGGCGGTCTAGGCCATGGCCAATCCCTGGGCGGGCGAGGTGGCGCTGGTGATCGGCGGCGAGCGGCGCGTGCTGAAGCTGACGCTGGGCGCGCTGGCCGAGCTGGAGGAGGCGCTGGGCGAGGACACGCTGGTGGCTTTGGTCGAACGGTTCGAGGGCGGGCGGTTTTCCAGCCGCGATCTGCTGGCGCTGATCGGGGCGGGGTTGCGCGGCGGTGGCGCCGATCTGGGGCCGGAGGATCTGCTGCGGGCCGAGATCGAGGGCGGGCCTTTGGCGGCGGCGCGGGCGGCGGCGGAGTTGCTGGCGCGGGCGTTCACGGTGCCGGGGGAGGCATGAGCGGGATCGACTGGCCGGTGTTGCTGCGGGCGGGGCTGCAGGGGCTGCGGCTGCGACCGGAGGCATTCTGGCGGCTGACCCCGGCGGAGCTGGCCTTGATGCTGGGGCAGGGTGGCGGCGGGTCGCCGATGACGCGGGCGGGGCTGGATGCGCTGCTGGCGCGTTGGCCGGATGCGGAGAAGGGGCAAGAGGATGGTGGATAGCACGGGGGCCGATGATCTGGCCGACGCGGTCGATGGTCTGGAGGGCGGCTTTGGCGCGGCGGCGGATATGGCGGCGACGTTCGAGAGCGAGCTTTCGCGGATGCGCACGGCGCTGGCGGCGACCGGGCGGGATGTGGCGGTGCTGGAGCGCGGGTTTTCGCGCGGGCTGAAGCGCGCCTTCGACGGGGTGGTGTTCGACGGCAAGAGCCTGTCGGACGCGCTCGACGGGCTGGCGCGCACCATGGTGAACACCACCTATTCCGCCGCGATCCGGCCGGTGACCGATCATGTGGGCGAGCTTCTGGGCAGTTCGGTGCAGAGCCTGGTGGCGGGGCTGCTGCCCTTTTCCAAGGGGGGCAGTTTCGCGCAAGGCCGGGTGATGCCCTTTGCCAGTGGCGGGGTGGTGCGCAATGCGACGCTGTTTCCGATGCGCGGAGGCACCGGGCTGATGGGCGAGGCGGGGCCGGAGGCGATCCTGCCTCTGGCGCGCGGGCGCGACGGCAAGCTGGGGGTGCGCGCGGGCGGCGGCTCCACCGTCAACATGGTGATGAATGTGACCACGCCGGATGTCTCCGGCTTCCAGCGCAGCCGTGGCCAGATCGCGGCGCAGATGCGCCGGGCGCTGGATCACGGCGCGCGCAACCTTTGAGCGGGGGAGGTGGGGATGAATTTTCACGAGGTGCGGTTTCCTGCCTCGCTGAGCTTCGGCTCGGTGGGCGGGCCGGAGCGGCGGACCGATATCGTCACGCTGGCCAACGGGTTCGAGGAGCGCAACACGCCCTGGGCGCATGCGCGGCGGCGCTATGACGCGGGGCTGGGGATGCGCTCGCTGGACGACGTGGAGGTGCTGATCGCGTTTTTCGAGGCGCGGCAGGGGCAGATGTACGGGTTTCGCTGGAAGGACTGGTCGGATTACAAGTCCGGCCGCGCCCGGGCGGAGATCCGCTTTGACGATCAGGTGATCGCGCGCGGCGACGGGGCGACGACGGTGTTTCCGCTGATGAAGACCTATCGCTCGGGCGCGCACAGCTATGCCCGTCCGATCACCAAGCCGGTGGCAGGCACGGTGCGGGTGGGGCTGGAGCAGGACGAGTTGCAGGAGGCGGTCGATTACACCGTCGATACCGCGACCGGGCTTGTCACCTTTGTCCATCCGCCGGGGGAGGATCTGGCGGTGACCGCCGGGTTCGAGTTCGACGTACCGGTGCGCTTCGACACCGACCGGATTCAGACCAGCGTGGCTAGTTTCCAGGCCGGCGATGTGCCGAATGTGCCGGTGGTGGAGGTGCGGGTATGAGTGCGGGTCCAACTGTGGGGATGAGCGAGGCGTTCCGCGCCCATCTGGAAAGCGGGGTGACGACGCTGTGTCGCTGCTGGGCGCTGACCCGAACGGACGGGGTGGAATACGGGTTTACCGATCATGATCGGGCGCTGAGCTTCGGGGGGGTGACCTTCAAGGCCGAGACCGGCCTTTCGGCGCAGGCCCTGCAGCAGGCGACCGGGCTGGCGGTGGACAATACCGAGGCGGTGGGGGCGCTGAGCGATGCAGGGCTGAGCGAGGCGGAGATCGATGCGGGGCGGTTCGATGGCGCCGAGCTGCGGGCGTGGCTGGTGAACTGGGCCGATACCTCCATCCGCTGGTTGCAGTTTCGCGGCACGCTGGGGGAGATCCAGCGCGGGGGCGGGGCGTTTCGCGCCGATCTGCGCGGGCTGACCCAGGCGCTGAACCGGCCGCTGGGGCGGATCTATCAGAAGGCCTGCACTGCGGTGCTGGGCGATGGCGGCTGCCGCTTCGATCTGGACACACCGGGCTATGCCGAGGAGCGGGCGGTGGCCGAGGTCGAGGCGGCGCGGGTGTTCCGCTGGGACGATCTGGCCGGCTTCGAGCCGGGCTGGTTCGCACGCGGGCGGCTGGAGGTTTTGAGCGGGGCGGCAGAGGGGCTCTGGGGGTTGATCAAGCTTGACGCGCAGGAGGCCAGCACGCGGCGGATCGAGCTTTGGGAGCCGCTGCGGGCCGAGATCGCTTCGGGCGACATGGTGCGGCTCACCGCGGGATGCGACAAGCGGATGGAGACCTGTCGGCTGAAGTTCAACAATCTGCTGAACTTCCAGGGCTTTCCCGACATTCCGGGCGAGGATTGGGTGGTGGCGGTGCCGAAATCGACCAAACCCAATACCGGGGGCAGCCTGCGGTGAGCGCCCCTATGCAGGACGGCAGGCAGGACGTGGTGCGTGCCGCGCGCGGCTGGATCGGCACGCCCTATCGGCATCAGGCGGCGATGCGGGGCGCCGGGGCGGATTGCCTGGGGCTGGTGCGCGGGGTCTGGCGCGAGGTCTGCGGGGCGGAGCCGGTGGCGGTTCCTCCCTACACGATGGACTGGTCGGAGCCGCAGGGGGAAGAGCGGCTCTGGGCGGCCGCAAGGCTCTATCTGCTGGAGAAAGCCGGGCCGGCGGTGCCGGGCGATGTGCTGCTGTTCCGCATGCGTGCGGGGGCGGTGGCGAAACATCTGGGCATTCTGGCCGAGGTGGGGGCAGAGGCGTCTTTCATCCACGCCTATGCCGGGCGCGGGGTGGTGGAGAGCCCGCTGAGCGCGCCCTGGGCGCGGCGGGTGGTGGCGCGGTTTGAATTTCCCGAACGGGGATGAAAGGTTTTGGGGAGGGGCTTTGATGGCGACGATACTTCTGTCTGCGGCGGGGGCGGCGATCGGCGGCTCGGTCGGCGGCACGCTGGCGGGGCTGTCTTCGGTCGTGATCGGCCGCGCGGTGGGGGCGACGCTGGGGCGGCTGATCGATCAGCGGCTGCTTGGCCTCGGTGCCGATCCGGTGGAGACTGGCAAGGTCGACCGGTTCCGGCTGATGCAGGCGGGCGAGGGCGAGCCGGTGGCGCAGGTCTATGGCCGGATGCGGCTGGGCGGCCAGGTGATCTGGGCCTCGGATTTCCAGGAGACCAAGACGACGCGGGGCGGCAAGGGGTCGGCACCCGCGTCGAAGGTCACCGAATATAGCTATTCGGTATCGTTGGCGGTGGCGGTTTGTGAGGGCGAGGTTCTGAGCATCGGGCGGGTCTGGGCCGATGGCGAGGAGATCTCGCGCGCCGAGCTGAACATGCGGGTCTACCCGGGCAGTGCCGATCAGCTGCCCGATCCGCTGATCGAGGCGATCGAGGGCGCGGGCATGGTGCCGGCCTATCGCGGCACGGCTTACGTGGTGATGGAGGATGTGGACCTGTCGCCCTATGGCAACCGGGTGCCGCAGTTCACCTTCGAGGTGTTGCGGGCAGAGCAGCCCGGCGCCAGCGGTTACGGTTACGATCCGGCGCAACTCGTGCAGGGGGTGGCGCTGATCCCGGGCACCGGGGAATATGCGCTGGCCACGACGCCGGTTTACTACAGCGACGGCCCGGGCAGCCGCTGGGCGGCGAACCAGGCGACGCCCTCGGGGCTGGCGGATTTTCCGCGTGCCTTCGAGCAGCTCGGTGAGGAGTTGCCCGCCTGCGGGGCGGTGTCGCTGGTGGTGTCCTGGTTCGGCGGCGATCTGCGCTGCGGCGCGTGCCGCGTGGTGCCCAAGGTCGAGCATAAGGAGGCCGAAGGCGAGAATATGGCCTGGCAGGTGGCCGGGATGACCCGGGCCACGGCCGATGAGATCAAGCAGGTGGACGAGCGTCCGATCTACGGCGGCACGCCCACGGATGCGGCGGTGGTCGAGGCGATCCGGCACATGCGCGACGCCGGGCGACGGGTGATGTTCTATCCCTTCATCCTGATGGATCAGATGGCGGGTAACGGGCTGGTCGACCCCTGGACCGGGGAGGCGGAGCAGCCGCATCTGCCCTGGCGCGGGCGGATCACCCTGTCGCTGGCCCCCGGCGTGAACGGCAGCCCGGATGGCACTGCCGCGGCGGAGGCGGATGTCGCGGCCTTCATGGGCACGGCGACGGCGGCGGATTTCACCGTGGGCGATGGCACGGTCAGCTACAGCGGGCCGGAGGAATGGGGGCTGCGGCGGTTCATCCTGCACTACGCTGCGCTTTGTGCGGCGGCGGGGGGCGTGGAGGCGTTTTGCATCGGATCGGAGCTGCGCGGGCTGACGCAGATCCGCGGCGCGGGCGGCTTCCCGATGGTGGAGGCGCTGCGCGATCTGGCGGGCGAGGTGCGGGCGCTGTTGGGGCCGGAGGTGAAGCTGGGTTATGCCGCCGACTGGTCGGAGTATTTCGGCTATCAGCCGCAGGACGGCAGCGGCGACCGCTATTTCCACCTCGACCCGCTCTGGGCCGACGCGGAGATCGATTTCGTCGGCATCGACAATTACATGCCGCTGTCGGACTGGCGCGAGGGCGACGATCATCTGGACGCGCAGGCGGGGTGGGAGAGCATTTACGATCCCGCCTATCTCGACGCCAATGTGGAGGGCGGCGAGGGCTACGACTGGTATTACCATTCCGACGAGGCGGAGGCGGCGCAGATCCGCACGGCGATCACCGACGAGGCGCACGCCGAGCCGTGGATCTGGCGTTACAAGGACCTGCGCGGCTGGTGGGGGAACGATCATCACGAGCGGATCGGCGGGGTGCGGCAGGCCACGGCCACCGCGTGGGAGCCGCAGATGAAACCGATCTGGTTCACCGAGCTGGGCTGCGCGGCCATCGACAAGGGCACCAATCAGCCGAACAAGTTTCTCGACCCGAAATCCTCGGAATCGAAGCTGCCGAAATATTCCAACGGCCGGCGCGACGATCTGATCCAGTTGTGCTATCTGCGGGCGCAGCTGGGGCACTGGACGGAGGCGGGGAACAATCCGCTGTCGGAGGTCTATGGCGCGCCGATGCTGGATCTCTCCAACGCCTATGTCTGGGCCTGGGATGCGCGGCCGTTTCCCGCCTTTCCCAACCGTACCGACCTGTGGAGCGATGGCGAGAATTACCTGCGCGGGCACTGGCTGAACGGCCGGGTGGGGGCGCGGACGCTCGCCTCGGTTGTGGAGGAGCTCTGCGGTCGCGCGGATCTGAGCGATATTGATGTGGAGCAGCTGCACGAGGTGGTGCGCGGTTACTCCATCGGTCAGATCGACGATGTGCGCGCCGCCTTGCAGCCCTTGATGCTGTGTTATGGCGTCGATCCGGTGGAGCGGGACGGGTTGCTGCGGTTCCTGCCGCGTGATGGGCAAGGCGAGACGGCGGTGGACCGCGCGTTGCTGGCCGACAGCGATGAGGTCGACGGGCTGGTCGAGCAGGTGCGCGAGCCGGAGGCGGAACTGGCGGGCCGGGTGCAGGTCCGCTTCGTCGAATGGGGGGGCGATCACGATGTGACGGCCGAGCAGGCGGTGCTGGCCGATGATGCCACCCATGCGCTGGCGGTGACCGATTTGCCGCTGGCGCTGACCCGGGCGGAGGGGCGCGCGGTGGCCGAACGCTGGCTGACCGAGGCGCGGGTGGCGCGCGAAAGCGCCCGTTTCGCGCTGCCGCCTTCGGCGATGGCGCTGGGCGCGGGCGATGTGCTGCGGCTGCCGGGGGATGGCGGCGAGGGCCGCGCGCTCTATCGCATCGACCGGGTGGAGCAGACCGAGGCGCAACTCACTGACGCGGTGCGGATCGAACCGGCGGTCTATACGCCGTCGGAGCCGCTGGTGGGGCTGCCGTCGGTCCGCGCCTTTGCCGCGCCGGTGCCGGTGCTGCCGCTGTTCATGGACCTGCCGCTGATCACCGGTGACGAGGTGGCGCATGCGCCGCATCTGGCGGTTTCGGCAACGCCCTGGCCGGGGACGGTGGCGGTCTATGCCTCGGCCCTGGACGAGAATTACGAGCTGGACGAGATCATTGCCGCCCGCTCGGTCATCGGGCTGACCGAGACGCCGCTGGCGGCGGCGCGGGCGGGCGTCTGGGACGAGGGCGCGCCGGTGCAGGTCCGGCTGCTGAGCGGATCGCTGGAGAGCCGCGAGGCGCTGGCGGTGCTGAACGGGGCCAATCTGGCGGCGATCGGGGACGGCAGTACAGGGAATTGGGAATTGTTCCAGTTCCGCGATGCCAAGCTGGTGGACAGCAACACCTATCTGCTCACCGGCCGGCTGCGGGGGCAGGCGGGCAGCGACGGGCTGATGCCCGATGTCTGGCCGGCGGGGTCGTGGGTCGTGCTGATGGACGGGCGGCCGGTGCAGACCGATCTGACCCCGGCGCAGCGGCGGGTGGCGCGGCATTACCGCATCGGGTCGGCGCGGCGGGGCTATGACGACCCGTCCTATACCCATCTGGTGGAGGCGTTCGAGGGCAACGGGTTGCGCCCCTATGCGCCCTGTCATCTGCAGGTGGCGCGGGACGCGGCCGGGAACTACGCGGTGGGTTGGATCCGGCGCACCCGGGTGGTGGACGGCAGTGACTGGGCACTGGACGAGGTCCCGCTGGGGGAGGAGAGCGAGGCCTATCTGCTGCGGGTGATGCAGGGCGGCGCGCTGGTGCGGGAGGCGACAGTGAGCAGGCCGGAGTGGACCTATAGCGCGGCGATGCAGGCGGCGGACGGGCTGACCCTGCCGGCCACGCTGGAGGTCGCGCAGACCTCCGCCCGCTACGGGCCGGGGCTGTTTGCCCGGATCGATCTGCCGGAGTAG